CATAAGAACTTATAAAGGAGGCACAAATTATGGAATTTTACAAATTAAATCAACAAAAATACAAAGAGCAATTAGAACTTAGATACAATCTGATGATGATTAACCGCATTGCCAACATTTCAACAGTGGCAATACTGGCGGTTGTTATATTAGTTGTATATTGCAGAATTATATAATATGTACCTATATAAAACTAACTAGAGATGAGAGAGTTTCTACCATATTCCTTATTTCAACTCTCTCTTTTTTTTAAAAAAGGATTTAAAAATGCAAATTGAATACATTCTAAACAAAACAGATTTAAGCTTTGATTATAGCGATTATAGAACGCATTATGAATATCAATACAACGGGTTTAACATTGATATTGATATTAAAGATGTTATAAACATCGAAAGCCTTGAACCGTTCGGTGATTGCGTTGAAATGATGGAAAATATCAAAACTTTAAAAGATTTAAAACGGTTTTTAATAGAAAACTTTGAATTTATTGAAAACAAAAAGAATATAAATGAATTGATTTACTTAATTAACAAAAATGGAGGTTAGCATGGTAGAAAAAATCACTTGTAATATTTACGAAAAACTGCAAAAAGCAAGGGTTTTATTACAAAAAAAGAACCTTAAAAAAAGTGGAGAAAATAAATTCGCAAAGTTCAAATATTACGAATTAAGCGACTTTATCCCGGCTGTTAACGAAATATTTGCAGATCTAAAAATTTGCTCACATTTCAATCTGCTAGAGAACACCGCAGAATTAACAATTTTGAATAGCGAAAACCTAGAAGAACGAATTACATTTACAATTCCAACCGCTGAATGCCCGGTAAAAGGCTGTACGGCAATACAAGCATTAGGCGGTTTAAATACATATTGTAGACGTTATTTATACTTGAACGCGCTTGAAATAGTTGAGAGCGATATGTTCGACAGCAAAGCCGGTGATATCAAAGAAGAAAAACAACCGGAAAAGCCTGTTAGTGATGATACTGATATTTACGAAGGTTTAAAGGCTTGCGATACTGCTAACAATGCAAAAATGTATTATAAACAGTATGAAAGCAAGGTTAATAACCTTGAAAACTTCAAGCAAGCATATTTGAAAGTATGGAACGAATTAAAAGCGAAGGAGGCTAAAATTGCCTAAAGTAACGATTGATTTGGATTTGATAACTTCCGAAATGGATGCTTTAAAGGATGAAAAAGCAAAGTTAAAATTTGAACTTAACAATATTGATAAAGAAATTGAAAAGCGAGAATTACAACTGATTGCAGTTTTAGAACAAGCTAATGTTGATAGTATGGATTATGGTGTTTATTCTTTCGGTTGGAAAGAAACACAACGAACCGCCTTCGACCAAAAAGCATTCAAAGAAGCTGAACCGGAGTTGTTTAATAAATTTTATACAACTAAAACAAATAAAAAATTAGATTTCAAAATTAACAAGTAAAGGAGAAAAAAATGGTAGAATTTGCCAAAGGTGTAAATCTTAAAACCGTTACAACAAAATACGGTGAGATTATAAAAGTTGGTATTAAATTAGAGGATTTTTCAGAAAATCCGATAAATGATAGAGGCTATATCAATTTTGATATTTTGCGAGCAAAAGAAACCGATAAGCCTTACGCTGCACTTGATATGTACAAACAAGATGCACAAACCGACGATATAGTACAATTTGATAACGATGAAATCCCGTTTTAAACGGGGTTTCTAACATGAGGAGAAAACAGTGAAAGAAAGTTTTGTATTTTATGCAAGTTTTTTAGAAGCAATAGAAGAATTAGACGATGATACGCAATTGAAAATTTTTAAAGCAATTTCAAATTTTGCTTTAAAAAATGAAGAACCCCAAAATATAACCGGTGTTGCAAAAGCTATTTTTGCGTTGATAAAACCGCAAATAATTGCAAATAACAAACGTTACGAGGACGGAAAAAAAGGTGGGAGACCAAAAAAAGAAAATATTAAAACCAGTGGTTTTGAAAATAAAAAACCAGTGGTTTTAAAAAATGAAGAAAATAAAAAACCTAATGAAAATGTAAATGCTAATGTAAATGAAAATGTTAATGTTAATGAAAATGAAAATGTTTCTTTTTTAGAAAAAAAACAACCGGAAGAAAAACAAAAAAAATCCGATCCATTCATTGACAATCCGATTGTTGAAAAATTCAAAAGTGAACATGAACGGATTTTAGGCAATAAACCATACTTAACAGCACAACAGCGAATGAAAATTATGGAACTTAATTCCGAAATACCCGAGTTTATGGACACAATAACAACGGCATTCCTGAAAGTAAAGAACATCAATTTTGATTTTGAAAACTTTACACCCAATGGCGGATGGTTGCTAAAAGAAAACAATTACACCAACGTTTTGAACGGGATGTATGATAACAGGCAAGAAAAAAACAAGTGTAGTCCTGCTTTGAATGATTGGTACGAAAAAGCAATGGCACGTAAACGTGCGGAGGGTTGTATTTATGACTAGAAACGAATTTATAACAGAAATCTTTGCTTTTTTTAGATGCAAAGATGAGGCGCTAATAAAAGCTTATGATTTAGCTTTTACGGTCAATTACCAGGTTGATTGGCAAAAACTTTACACACTTGTCGTAAATGAAGCAGAAACCCGATATTTACCGGCTCCGAAATGGTTTAAAGCTAAATTCCCAATGTGCAAATTGCACTATAACGGAGCAAACCCACTTGACGGAACAAACCTTGTTATCACATTCGATAACAACATAAGCTACTCATTTGTTCTTTGGGAAACAAGAGGGAGAACACTTGAAGAGGTTGAAATCGGACTACGAAACAAATTCAGAAAAGAAGGCAAAGCAATTAAAAACATTCAATTTATGGAGAGCTAAAAAGGACCGAAACTGAGAAGGGGAAAAAACGGTGAGTAAAAAAAGACATTATGCAGATGAAAATAGACGCGAAATAAGCGCGACGAATGAATACTTTAAGCTTAAATCACAACTAAGCTTAACCGACGAAGAACATTCTTTTTATGAAAAATTGAAAAAAAATATTATGGATAAACTAATTCAAATACGTTTGAAAAAATGGAGGAATGGAGAATGCTAAATGATTTATTTTGGGGCGAATTTGAACAATACAAAGTTGTAAAAAAGGCTATCAGACGATTTGGGAAAGAAAAGCAAGTTTATATTGCGATTGAGGAAATGGCAGAACTTACAAAAGAACTCATAAAAGACAAACGAGGATTTGACAATCACGAGCAAATAGTAGAAGAAATTGCGGATGTGGAAATTATGATGCAACAGCTTTGTTTGATTTTTAACTGCTCAAATGAGGTTGTAGAAATGCGCAGAAAAAAGATTGAAAGGTTAAAAACGAGGTTAGAAAATGCAGAAAAATATGAATGATAACGACATCTTGAAGTTTTTCCAAGGTTTACAGCTACCAACTAAGGCAGAAATCACACAGAAATACATTGAAGGAAGAATAACGAAGGAAGAATTTATAAAACAAATGAAGGAGGCTAAAAAGTGATTAACACAGCAATTAAAAGCTTAGAAAAAACACAAGCAGAAATTCAATGTTATAAATACTTTAAAAACCTTATTAAACGTCATAAAGAGGTTTTTAAACAATGTTATAAAGCTTTAAATCCGGTTGAAAAATATAAAGTTTACACATTCATTTTTCGCAGAGATAAACAGCTTGCTAAAGAGATTTGCGACATTATGACCAAAAAGAAAACTATTAGTTTTAAAATTTGTTAAGAGGTTTATAAGATGACAAAAGAAGAATTTGAGAAATTAACAGACGAAGAAAAAAAACAGGTTTACAACGAGTATTTGAGAATAAAAAAAATGATTGAAAATAATTATGAAAAAAGTTTGGAGGAATAATGGAAGGAAATTATTTAATTTACAACCCGAAAGGTAACAAACCTAAAAGAATCCATCACAGTTGGCACGCTGCACGAGAAGAAGCGGAACGGATCGCCAAAAAAGAATTAACCAACATTTACATTTTACGAGTTGACAGCATTATAAAACCCAGGCAACGGGTTGAAATCGAATGGGATATAGTATTAGATAAAATTGATAACTTAACATAACTTTACATAATACACATTATTTGAATATATCAAATAGTTATAAAATGTTAAGAAAAGTTAAGTATAACAAGGAGAAAAAATGAAAAATAAATTGATTGATTTGAATAATTATTTATTTGAGCAAATCGAAAAATTAAATGATGATGATTTAACTCAAGAACAGTTATCGCAACAAATATCAAAAGCAGAAACGATTTCAAAAATTTCTAAAACAATAATCGAAACTGCTCAATTACAACTAGATGCGATAAAAGTTGCTGCTGATAATGGAGTGGTGCAAAAAAAAGCTTTTCAATTGCTTTTAGGAGCTGATAAAAATGAATAAATATACACAAGAACATTATGATTTTATCGCAAAAAAAGTTAAAGGCTTGTCAAATAAAGAGCTTCTTAAATTAGTAAACGATAAGTTTAATAATCTTTTTAGTTTAAAAACGCTCAAAGCATATAAGGCTAATAATAAATTATCAAGCGGCTTAACTGGGCAATTCAAAAAAGGTCATGTTCCGAGTAATAAAGGGAAAAAACTATCCCGGGAAACTTACGAAAAAATTAAAAGTACAATGTTTAAAAAAGGAAATATCCCACATTATCATAGACCAATTGGAAGCGAAAGAGTAAATCCTAAAGATAATTTAATCCAAATTAAAATTGCAGAGCCTAATAAATGGCAATATAAGCAGCGTTATATTTGGGAAAAAGAAACAGGAAATAAAATTCCTAAAGATAGTGTAATTATTTTTTTGGACGGTAATCAAAGAAACTTTGAGCCAAGCAATTTGGCATGTATAAGCAAAAATGAAAATCTACGGTTGAACCAAAAAAAATTAAGAAGTGAACATGCAGATATTACGCTAACAAATATAAATATAGTTCGACTTGATAACGTAATAAAAGAAAAAATGGAGGGAAAAAGACAAAATAATGGAAAACATTGATGAAATTAACAAATTAAAAAAAAGAATGAATATAGTAAAAGTTATAGAAGCGAAAACCGGCAAAGATGGAAGGAAATACTTCCCCAAAATAGAACTAAAAGATGATGAATATGTTATGGCACAACTGAAAGAGACAAAAGGTTTTATAAGAGTATCAGGCGGAGCGCCTTATAAATTTAAAGACCAAACTTTATTTAATACGATAGATAAAGATTTAATTGATTTAGTTGTAGTAAGTGAGGAAGAATGAACGAAATAAAGAAAGATTGCACAAATTGTATATACTTCGATATAGAAACATTTTACGGAGTTTGTAACAAACACTGCGTAATCCTTAATGACGAAAAGCCTTGTGAAGATTTCGAAATATTAGAAATATTACAGGAGGATAACTAATGAATGAAATAACTAAATTATATGAGAATGCTAATGTTGAAAAACATCTTGTTTACTTTGAATGCCATATAGGAAGAAGTTCTATGCGTTGTTGCCCTGTTAGTTCTGACGAGAGAGATAAAGAATGTTCTTCTTGCTTTTTTAGAGATAAAATGAAAGAAGTTTACGAATACCCACCATTTACCGCAGAGAAACAGTTAGAACTGATTAAGTGGTTAAGCGATACTATAGGAAATTTTTATTATGACATTGAAACAGGCTCATTTGAAGAAACGTTAGCTAAACTTATTAATAAACTTTGGGAGGATTTAACAGAAAAACAAAAGCAACAAATAAAGGAGATATTGGAATGAATAAATACATTATAAAGAATTGTCCATATTATTCAGAAGATGAAACTCTTGATGGGATGAAAATATGACCGATTGTCAAAATATTACTGATTGCTTATTAAAGCAGATTGTAGAGAAGTGTAAAGGAGAGCATGAAAAAGGAGTAGATTATATGCTTTGGGTTGATAAGTTTGCACAAGAAATCTACAACTTTTAGACATACAGGAGGTTGAATAGATGAAGGCGTTAAATTTTATCATTTTAACAATTATATTTTTATTAGCGACGTGGAAATTGACTGATATATTTGTGTGGTGCTATATGCACATCAAAATAAGTATAAATTAAATTTAAAAGGAAAGAGAGATGACAAAATTATTAGATAGGATATGCGAGCTTCGTGACATATTGGAGCAGAAAAAATATAACGAATTAGGACGTGCAAGAATGTTGTGTGATTCGCTGTTTAAAGAACTTCACTTACACATGACACGTAAATCAAAGGATTACAGCTATGAGCTTGATTTTACAAGTCAAGATTTGCGAGAAACCGCAAAGGCAATTGGCGATACGTTAAAGCGTTGGGATGATATTATGAACCCAACTAAACAAATTAAAAAACTTGCTAAAGATGCACTTTTAATAAAGGAAGAAAATAAAAAGGTTATAAACCTTAATAACTATATGGATGAAGTATTGCCAATAATGCGTTATAGACGTGATTATGCACATTCGTTAATAACATTTAAAAGCTTGATTGAATATCACGCAGTGTTTTTATACTATATCGAAGATGTTAGCAACGATAATTTCGCAATAAATTTCACAGAAAGGGTGGTGAAATGAAAATTTTATTAAAGCCTGTATCCCTAATGAATAAAATTTTATGCAAATTAGGAATACATAATGTATGGTATATAGAAGGTTGTAAACCTTCAAATTATTGTAGATATTGTGGAAAGGAAATAAACAATGGATGTAACAGTAGAAGCAGTAGAAAAATCAGGATATGACAAGTATGTAATTTTAAGTCGATATAATATCGCTAAAATAGGTTATGATGGTACTTTCACGCTCGGAACAAATCTTTTTGCGGTCGATAAACAACAAATATCAGATACAATTGTATGGACTGGTGAAGTTCCGATTGAATGGTATGAAGAAGATTTAAAAGTTGAAGAAAACGACAGAATCAGAAAAGCAAAACAAATGGCAGAACGTGGACGAAGATTATATTTTGCAGGGCGTGAAGGAACAAAAACCGAAAGGAAAAGGGATAAGAGAGCAAGCAATCTTATTTCTAGAAATTGTAAGTAAAAATCAAGAGAAAATTATACACAAATTTATTTGTGTGTAAAAACTATACAGAAAGGGTGGTAAAATGAAATATAATTATAATTATACAGAAAACGATTATAAAACTCCTCCAGTGCTATATAATAAAGCATTAGAGTATTGGGGACTTGATAAATTCGATTGTGATGTATGTTGTTCAGATGAGAATATTCCGGCATATCAATATTTTAAAAATGGTGAAATAGATGGATTAAAGGCTGAATGGGGGAAATACAACTGGTGTAATCCACCATTCAACGAGTGCAAAAAATGGATTATAAAAGCACATGAGGAAATGAATAAAGGTAAACGTATAGCTATGTTAATTCCTGCGAGAACTGAAACGGCATACTGGCACGATTATTTATTATGTGTCAAAGGTGTAGATATTGAATTTTTGCGAAAAGGTTATAAATTTCTTGATAAAAATAATAACGAAATGGGAATTTTTAAAAATGCTTTGGCACTAGTTTATTTTTGGAAGAGAGGTATTTAATGCAATTTGAACTTGAAACAGGTTATAAATTTTGGATTACAAAAATTGGGAAAAATAAAAAATACAGTTTGTTATGCTCAAAAACACCGTTTAGCAATGAATATGTTAAAATCGGAATGATTGACGATTTAGCAAGCATTGAGATGATTAAAACCGCTTTTAAACCTTTTATTGGAGGTATAAATGAAAATTAAAAATTTATTACAGGATCTAAAATTAACTATATTGTGGATTTTAATTATTCCTTGCGTAATTTTAATTGATTTGGTCATATATATTTTAGGCATATTCTTTAAAGAATTTCGGATTATATATACAAGTAATTTAAGCATAAATATTAAATTGGGAGGTAACAATAATCAGAATTAGCGAATAAAAAACACTAATAACCCCACTATTATAACAATACTTGCAAAAATGGCGTATTTTAAATATTCGTTTACTTTTTGCAAGTTTTTTTGTTCTCGCTCAAGTTCCCGGTTTTTTTGTTGCAATTCCTTATTATTTTCTATTAAAAGCCCTTCTGAATACTTCTTATCTTCTAATAACAATGCACTTGCTTTATACTGTACAAGTTCATTGTTTTTCCGTTCGATGATTTTTTCGTGTTCATGAGTTAATGTCATAATAGCTTCGACAAATTTATTAGCTGAACTATCGGAAATTGGTTCAACATCTATAACATCATCATTTTTGTTATGGTTTTCAACGTTATTAACATTGTTTTCAACTTCATCTATAATAACGTATTTAACCATTTTATTTTGCTCATCAAGAGCTTGAATTGTTTTATAACCCTCTTTTTCTACCCTCTTGTGAACCGTTGGAACAGAACAACCCCACAATTGTGCAAGTTCAGAAATTTTATATCTACCCATATTTCTCTACCTTCATTAATTTTTGTAAAATATCCTTGACATGATTTTGCCATGAAAGCTATCATGTATCAAGTAGCAAGCATGCGTTTGTTACAAAAATTTTATAATAAAAAAGCCTTCACAAAGTGAAAGCTACCAATACCTTAATAAATTAAAATCCTATATCATGGTAGCACAATTCACTCAGTGGGGCAAGTGTATTTTGCAAAGATTAGGGAGAGAGAATTATGCAAACCATGAAAAAGCATGCCGTACATGGCATTTCAGCGTTTGAACTTACACAAAAAACGCTTAACAATTTGAAATATTTTAACATCGGAGCAACTGCAAAAAATGTATTGTGGTATTTAACCGCTTGTTACAACCCCAAAAACAAATATGTATTTCCAAAACAAAAGACTATTGCAAACGTTATCGGATGTTCAGAGCGTTCAGTTGTTAGAGCAATTCAGGAGCTCGTTAAAGAGGGTTTAATTATTATTGAAGGCAATTTATCTAACCGCTACGTATTCACTTCTAAAATCATTGGAGAGCCTTCCCAAAATGAGAATGTTTTACAACCTGAAAATATGTCACAAATGGATGAAAAAATTTCACCAACAAATGACAATTTGTCACATCATGAACATGAACCAACCATGGAAGAGATTAAAGAACCTCTAAAAGTTGAAGATTTCAAAATTCTCAAAGAATATGCGCAAAAACACAATGCAAAAAATGTAAATGCCTATATTAACACACTCAAAAACAATGGAAGCGCTAAAAAAATTATCGCTGAATACAAACGGATTCAAACAAATTCGCAAGCAATGCTCAACAATACAAAAAAAGTTCTTCAGGATTTAGAATTTGCAAAAAACAACGCAGTAGCACCACCGCCGGAATTTTTCAAGGTTAAAGAAAAATTGCTTTGTAACAAAATGTAAATCTTTTGTATGATTTATTGATTAAATGCTTGCAATTTATCTAATAATGTGTTATAATATAAATGTAAGCAGTTAACAAATGGAGGCAAAAATTATGATTGAATTAAACAATTATTTTTTAGCAGAAAATGAAAACGAATGGGAGCTTGTTGTTGATAAGAATACAGAAGCAGAAAAAGAATTCAACGGACTTTACATTATTTTTGAAGACGGCAAAATGTTTACTGAAACCAAATTATACAAACGTGGGGAATTGCCTGAATACATTTTCGAGGATATTAACACAATCTTAAACTATGTTCATGAATGTGGTGATGATATTACCACTTTTGACTCTGAAGTTGAGGACTATTTAAAAAACAACGGTTATTCTATTAGAAGAACATCTAATCATGATTTCGGGAGATATTTGTATGACTAGAGGCGGAAAACGTGAGGGGGCAGGTCGCCCACAAGGAACTAAAAAAGAACCTACAACTTCATATTATCGACGTGTTAACCCGGAGTTTGTACCTATTTTAGACAAGGTTTTAAATGCTTTGAAAAAACATAAACAATAAAAAAAAAGCCCCAAGCTTGTGCTTGAGGCTATAACCAGAATAATAAATGAAGGTTTTCATTTTCCTATATTAAGAAAGAGAGATACTATGAAAAAAACTTGAGTTTATACCATTTAATTTTTTGGCGGATAAATGCGCCTATTTCATTCGCTTTTACATTTGGGTAGCAGGGCAAATATATAATATCGATTTTCCCGGCGCTTAATGTGTTTGGGTGTAGTTTTCCAAATTCGTAATGCGTCATGACGTTGTTGATAGGTATATTATACTTTTTGCACAATTCGGCGCAAAGTTTAAAACCTGATTCAACTTGCTTAAATGTCAATGGATATTTGCCCGGATTTTTTGCGTTTTTAAATCCCGCCATACCGCAAAAAGAAACTCCAATAGCGCCAGTATTGCCACCACCACAATGTTGAGCATATTTGCCATCATAACAATTTAAGTTATCCTCCGGCTTATATTTGCCCGGTTTTACTTCACCATCTTTATCAACAACAAAATGATAATGTTCTAAATCTGTTGCATTCGGATAATATGCGCCAGCTGTCCTCACCAATGGAGGATAATTTTATTTAATCCTGCCATTTTCAAACCACCTCCTTAAAAAGTTTTTTTTCTTGCTTCCCATTTCTTCCTCTCATTGTCTTTTTTGAAAATCTTTTTCAGATCAATCCTTTTAACAATGCGGGGCATTTGAGCATTGCAAAGAGGCTTCCCCGCTAAATTCCAAAAAAAAGAGAGGGTAAACACTGGATAAATGAAGGAATACAAATGACACCATACCCTCTCACCAATAGCACACTTTAATTAGGGATATGTGTAATATTAACAATCTTTTCTTTTGCTTGATTTACTTTTTTTGCAATAAAATTTTGAACTTCCGCTTTTACACGCACTTTAACATCCTCAATAAATTCATCTTTGTGGTTGTTCAAGATGTTAATGCCTTGTTGTTTTAATTCAGGCAACTCCTCTAGCGCCTCTTGAATTAAAATTGTAATAACTGCTTTAATAAATGTTCTAATTGGGTGTAGAATGTTCATTTTAAAACCCTCCTTTTTTGCTTATAATTTTATAAATTTCGTCAATTTTATATTGCATATTGTCTAATCTGTTTTTTAAATCTGCTCCGGTTTCTTTCGTTGCATATTTTTGGTCAACCTTCATTAAAATATCGATTTGCGCATCTTTCAATTGTGCAGGCGTTACAAATAGGTTGTATTGCATGAAAAAAGCAAGTGCTACAGCTAACCATGGAGCGTATTTTAAAAAGTTTTCTTTTTCCATTGTTTATTCCTTTTCTTTTTAACCTTTAAAATCTTTCATTTTAACGAGCGAACACTCGTTGATAAATTGTGATGTTATTATTTGATCTTTAATTTGTAAAGTTTCCATATATTCTTTTGTTAATTCTTGAGTAAAATCCGGTAAATCGTAAGCGATAGGTAAAATAGGATTTCCACCAGTCATTAAAGCGATTGCTAATAATGGCAAGTCATTATTTAAAAAATCGTCAAGTGTTCCGTCTGCTAGTGTTGGTTGTCTCCTAATCCAACCTAAAGAAGTTTCAAAAAACTCTTTTTTAAATTCAGCTTTCCTTTTTTCCGCTTGTTCTATATCGTAATTTTGATTGAAAATTATCTCACCATCGGAATAAATATAATGTTCAATATCATTATACACTTCTTGACTTATTCCGATTGCTTCAATATCCTTACCTGAAACAGGGCATGTGCTACGCCCTGATATTTTGTTATTGTTTATAATTGCGTAGTATTGCATATTCTCTCCTTTCTATGTTGTAGGAATATAACCTATTACGTCAGTACATAGTCTAATGTACCCAATAAGAGTTAATGTGTATGCTCCATTTGGGTTCGTTACTCCTTTAACTGTTAAAGTTCTTCTTGTGCCTACTGGAATGACCGCGCATCCTCTGAATTGGACATTTGAGCTACTCCTAGTCGTAGCACCCATTAAGGACACGCTAACACCTAAATCAGAGGTTATAACCACACTAGCCCTATTACCTGAAGTTGTTCCAGTGTACCCCCAACCTGATAATATAGCTAAATAAATATAATTATCCTTAGGAAACTCGTTTCGGACGTCGTAAATTTCATCTGTGGTGGTTGGTGTGACTTCTACAGCTATATCTCTAACATTATTATAATAAGTCAAAGCATTATTTAGAGTTGATTCAAATTTATTAGTAATCCTTAAGCCATCTTCGCCAAAATATCCGATTAAGTGCATATCAGAACAAGCGGCACAGGAAAACCCATAATTTTCACTCAAGTAATTGGACGTTACAAAGGCGGTTGAAATTGGGCTCCATATTTCACAATTAGTTGAATATGATATTCCTTTAAGTGCATTTATAGCAATAAATTTTCCTTCGTAGTATAATAATTGAATCCACTTGTTTCTTCCTAAGCTGGGCTCTCCTGTTGGTTTTGTCCAATTTATAGCATCAGTAGATATATAGACAGAGCCGTATTCGCCAATTGCAACGAATTTATTATCTCCGTAAATAACAGGAATACGAATATTCCGTTCAGAACCCTTCCATATAATATTAGATACTGGATTAACAGTCCAATTTATACCATCTGTGGATTTCCCAACGTATGATGATCTTGTTGTATAGTAATCATATAGTCTAAAAGCTACAAAATTTGAACCATCGTAGACAATTGAATCAGCAGGATAATCAGAAGAGCCACCTATTCCTATACTTATTGGAAGAGTCCATTCAATACCATCTGTTGAGGTAGAACAGTAACCCTTATCACTTAACTGTACAAATAGACCATTTCCGTATGTAACAGAATTCCAATCATCCGTAGTCGCTATACTCGCTAAATTCTCATCTTGCACAGGTGTTTCCCATGTTTGTCCATTATCAGTAGAATAAGTAATATAACCCGATGGGGTATACATAAAAAACTTATTGTTAGCGTATACCATATGGCTATATGTATAAGTTGAGCCTGTAGGAACCGGAGGATCAGGTAAATTACGAAAATTTAATTGTTGGTCAATATTTATATCATAACCATTATATAACAAGTCTTGCTTATTTGGAACAGAAATTTTCCCTCTATTGTCAACTACAATAGTATTCCCATCCGGTTGCACTATACCAGGGCTATTTGAAGTTGATAACGAGGCTGAAATAATTCCATTGTCATCTACAGTAATAGTGTTTCCATCCGGTTGAACAATTCCAGGGGTACTTGATGTAGATAATAACGCTGAAATAATCCCATCACTGTCAACCGTTATTGAATTTCCATCCGGTTGAACTATCCCAGGTGTACTTGCTGTAGCAAGTGGGGTTGCTTCTCCTTCTTCTATCGATGTAATCTTGCCTTGTGCATTTACTTTAAGATTTTTAACATATTGATAAGTTCCAGGCGTTACGCCACTATCTGAATTATCTACATAAAGTTTCCCATCTGTACCGATAGTAATTCCGTTATCTGAATCTGAAGAATTGATATTGTCAATAAAGTTTTCTACTGTTATATTTTTAACTTGATTGCTATTTTCATCAGTTAATATCATTAATTTATTATCATTAGTGATATTTTGTGTTGTTGCTAAATCCCTAACTTTTACATTAGCCATTATACCCTAAGCTCCTTCTTACTCTTCAACTTCTAAAACAGTCAATTTACAACCGCAAAAGTCGGTTTTAATGTAAATATCGTTACTTCCTGCACAATATTGATAAGGTTTTTGGTCGTAAACTTCTACTTCGGCATCAAGAACCTTTACATGTGTTAAAGCGTTAGTTTCTATTAAATATTTTTTATTGGCGGTAAAAGTTATCCCTGTTAGGCTTGAAATTGTGACATATTCGCCTTTTGTATTGATTAACTTTGTTTTGCTTTCTATTGTCATTATTTTAACCCTTTCTGCTACATAGTAGCTTTATATGATGTTTCTATTTCTAAACCAGTAAGGCTTGCTTGCGTGATTTCAATCGTATTAGTGCCTTTTTTAGTTGTTAGCGTTTGAGCTGTTACCGTTGAGGTTGTTGGTGTTGCCAACGGGTAAACAACTATGACGGGCGTTCCGTTTGCATATTGTTGAGCAAGCCAAGATTTTAATTGTTCTACGGTAGTAAATTTATCGTATCTCGCATAAACCCTATAAGTGTTGGTTGGGTGTCCTGCTTTTATTGATAAGTCGGGCATATCAGTTATACTAACAGAAGATAACCACCCCTTAAAATGCGTACATAAACAAGTATTCGGTTGTACGAATTTTATATTTCCGTCAAAGCGGAAAGATGTACCTGACAACGACCAATCCTCCGTACCGTCTAATACCTTAATACCTACATTCCTAGTTACCCCACCGTCAATAACGGATTGAAAATCTTTATATGTACCAACTGATAATAAGTTTTCAGCAGTTGCAGTGTTATTTAAGCTGTCTTTAATCGTTTCGATTGTGCCGTCGGTGTATACTTGTTTATAAGGCATATAAGCGGTTGCGGTTGTGCCTGCTTCAATCTGTAATGTATTTCTGTAATCAAGCCCCGAAGCTGTATAAGCTAAACCGATTAGATATTTATCATTACTTCCTGTTGTTAGTGTTGTATTTCCAGATACATAAGATGTAGCCCGAGTTCCGATAGTAGAAGATGTGAAAGAACCCCAAGTTGAATTAGCTGTCATTCCCTGTAAAACGTATGTTGTATTCGGTAAACAAGGGATAACAAAACTTCTTTGTTGAGCTTGTTCTGTTGAAGCTGATAAAATGCCAGTTTCTGAATTGACGAACCCTGCAATGTATTGACTATTTTTATTAAACAAATTCGGGCTAACCTTTATAACTCCATTGTTGCAAATAATATTTATCGGTTGTGTCGGTGCCGGTACAACGTCATTGCCTGCGATAAAATCCCCTGTACCTTGATTTGTTAGGAAGGTATTAGTGACTGTGTCGTACATGCCTAAAACGCTGTCGGAATTTCTTCGACAAGGGATATAGTTATGAATAAGTATGTTGCTTTCATAAATTTTCGCATACTTAATTATATGATTACCTAGTTTATCAATCGCCCCAGTAGAATTGTTTCTTCTTCCAAACAAAGCCATTGAATATTTGGCAGTTGCCGAACCTGCTGTAAGGCTTACATACTTCGTACCATTTATTACAATACCATCAGAAGCTGACATAGTAAGGACAATGGGAACATTTTTCAACGTAGCACTTAAAGAACCAACACTACCACCAAAAAAGTTATAATAAGTTGCACTGCTAGTATCAAAACAGTAAAATAGTTCACTTATACCAAATAGAGCAGAATTAGAGTCTGATTGCGTTCCGCTTATTTCAAACTTTATATTAGCATTAGGTTTATATCCAGTATCAATCCATTGCGTCCCTGAACTCTGCAAATACTCAACTTCTGTATATTCTTCAGGTAAATTCCTTTGTTCACATTTACCGTACAGCTTGCAATAGTTCAACCCATCCGCTTTTGCATTTGGCAGAGTTAAGCTGTCTACGCCTGAAACGGTGACGTCTTGATATTCGGGAGCTTGTCCATTACAATTAATACAACTTACATCAAATCTAAAAGGGTTATTATCCCATTCATCACCGTTTAAAACCAATCTTTTTGGAAAATTTAATGACATTTCTTTAAATCCTTTATTTTCTTACGAAAAGAGAGGGTTATAAACCCCCTCTTAATATAATTATCCGCTTATTAACTATGTTGAACTAGCAGGAGTTAAAACAGAGAACGGGTAACGTGTTACAGATGTGCTGTTAGCACGTGTTACAGGGTTTGCAACTTGTACCCCTAATCTCATTTTAAATCTCATTGCCGCCATATCTTGTTGAGCTAAAGCATATACCACGTTCTTAGTTGATGGGTCGATGATTGTAGCTTCTGTTAATAATCTGTATTCAATATCTTCTCTGATAGCGTAAACAGCTTTACTCCAATCACCTGCAATCATCAAGTAATCGTCAGTATCAAAATTGCCGTTTCTATCAAAGTAAATTTGTTCACCTAATAATCTATCCGGTTCTGTTTCAGTCAATGAACGTAAGAAAATAGGGTTTTTAACCGCGTCTCTTAAATCTCTTAATGAAGCTTTCATTGTATTAGCGGCATAGAAACCGTTAACGTTGAAACCATCCTCTTCAACTAAGTTCATTAAACCACCTACACCGATAATATCACTTGCAAGGTCGGTGTTTGTACCTACTGCAATTGTGTTTCCTGCGGTTACTGCAGCAGGAGCAATAGCAGTTGGCCATGAAGATGGTTTGTTTACTCCAAAGAAAGCCGCTTTATCAATTACAACACCGAACGCCGCTCTTACTTGTGGAACGATTTCAGCCCACATGTCATAATCTGCATCAGCTAAAACGTTTTCAGGAACAGGGATTATACAAGCAATTTCTTCTGCTGTAAGTGTTAATGTTCCCCATTCCATTTGGGTAGTTGTTTTAATTCCTATATCATCATCCCCAGTATTGCCAGATGATTGGTTTACGAAATATGCCATTGGTAAAGAATTAAGAACAGGTCTTTTATCTTCTTTTCTTGACATATTAGGTAATCTACGTGCTAAACGTAAAAATGCGGACTCTTGCGGTAATTCTTGCAAGATTTCACGTGAATATTCTACAGGTATTAAACCTGCTGCATTGGTTCTGTTAATTATTGCCATATTTTAAATCTCCTATTTCTATTATTACTACTATTTTAACTATTCCGCCCGTTTGGGCTATATGGTTATTCTGCTATGCCTCGTAAAAAATTGTTTTTATCAGCATTATTTGTATTGTTTTTAACTATTTTATCTTTTATTTTAGGTTCACCCCCGATTTTTTTCAGTTCATCAGCTTTAAATTTTTCAAGTGCATTTTTTGCACTCTCTTCCTTTTGAGCTTTTAAAAGTGCTGCAAATTTACCCGCTTGTATAGCCGGATCTTTTTCATCCACTATCCCCATAAACTCATCAGGGTTTAAACCAACCTCTTTAAATGACTGCCTAAACGCTTCTTTACGCTCAAATAATGCCGTTTGATTACGGTAATATTCAAGCTGTTCTTCTGCCGTCTTGCTTGCTAGGTCTTGAGTTTCTTTCTCTTTAAGAAGTTGAGAAATTTTACTATCTTTACCCTTACTTTCTTTTAACAGCGTTTCAAACTTAGCGTTTAAATCGTCAAATTGTTTTTGAATGTCATTTTGTCCGCTTCCATCCTGTGCGTTTTCGTTTGCGTTTGTGCCTTCTCCTGCCGTATTTGTTTGTACGTCAGCATTAGCACCACCGTCTAATTGTGTCATAAAAATACTCCTTATTTGTTACTACTTCGGATTTACAATAAATCCGCTAATTTTATTTTCGGTAAATCTAAATCGCTATTTGGGTTAAGTTGATAAACGTTTAAAACCTTTATAGCTACTTCTTTTAAATGCCTTCTTGCTGTCGGTAAAGCTTTATTACATAAAGTATGACCGTTTTGGTCCGGTGTTGTTTTATAATCAAAATGTTGATTATTTGAATTTAAATCAATTCCTGCTAAAACAATGTTTTTAAACCCTTTTAAATATGCCCAATTCATACCTATTGATGGAGTATGAATACACATGTGAAGGGTATTTGGTTTTGTTGAGAATTTAAAATCTTTATTAACGTTGTAAAGCTCACAATTCCCATGAGTATTTAACAAGTTATAACTTTTTGCGTTAGAATCTTTTGAATACTTGATATTTGTTATAATCCTGTGTTGTGGTTGTACTTCCGGAACTAAATCATCATAAAATATAACATATTCTACTTGTGGGAATGAATTCACAAAATAATTACATCCCATTGTATGATATTTTTTACATAAATCAGGGATATAGTCCGCAATTTCGTTAATAAAAGTGCTACGTCCAAAAATTATTAAAGTATCATCGTAATTAAGCATATTTGTAAGTAAACATCCCTCTTTTATTTTCACCGCAAAAATGTAATATTTTAGGGTTTAAAACACTTCTCTTGCCGTAATACCTATTAAAGCAATAGTTCCATTTTTCATTCACGACCTTAATTTTATCGTGAAAGCACCAGTTTATAACCGTTTCATCTGCTGAAAAAGGTTCTTGTTTTCCGATTGCTCCTTTCCAGTTTGTTAAAATCTGTTCAAAATAATCATCTTTATTCATCAAAGGAATATTGAACATCATCATGCCGGAAATAACGTAATAAGGAAGCCCCAATTGTCTTGCTTGTACATTTGAATATTTATGACCTCTACAAGCTATTAAATAGTTATTTTCAAAATCTGTATTGTAAAGCTCTGTAATATCACCCAAACATAGAGTATCGCAATCAATATACAATGCTCTTTCTAATTCCGGGAATATTTTTGGGATTAATAACCGCAAAAAACAAGCCTTCGTTACATGCGTAAACCCGCATAATTCGTTTGTAAATTCGTTTAATAACCCCTCTTTATCCTCTGTAATTTCGTAAAATTTAACATCCGGATTATAATATAAAAAGCTCTCTTTAGAACGTTTTAAAAGGTTATTAAGTTTGTTGTCATGACAATAAATTATATTCATAAATCACTTAGGTTTATTTGCAACGTATTCTTTTGTATATTGCGGATATTCCGCCGTCATTACCTCATCATAAGGGGCGGTTATTTTAATTCCCTTCCCTTTAGCAAAAAATATAAGCTCTCTTACGTTTTCATACTGTTTTATTTTTCGTTCTGCCGGGGTTTCAAACCTCATACCAAATAAAGCAATCTCTTTATAACCCTTTAAGATTGCATAAGCTATAACATAAGATACGGTATTATTGAAGTAATGCCCGCCAATCATATTTTCTATTTCTTCGAAAGGGAAATTATCACGTGTGAAATCTTGTCCCTTTGAAAACGGTTCAAAATGTAAATCAAACCATAAATCTACTCTATGTGTGGGATTTTCCCATTCTCTTTTGTTTATGCCCCATATATCCCAATCAGGGCTTTCAAAAGGGGCTTTAAACTTTGTATTAAGTTTTCCTAAAATCGCTACTTTTTTATTCATTTTGCTATAGTTTTTACTTTTTCCGCTTGCTCTTGTAATCGTTTACGCTCGTTTTTTAATTCCTCTTCATTCAAAAATACAATATATTGCGTTTCTCTATCATTTATGCACCATTGAGCCGGGGAAGATCCTAAACGGTAATAAATACCATCAGGATACATATATAAACCGCTTGCAGTTGAAATAAACCCATCCATTACCTTTGATTGAGTTCTTTCCCTTCCGTCAATCGTTGCCTTAAGTTTTAACCGCATATTTGAATATTTGCTTTTCATTTCGTTAAACATATCAAATTTAGCGAAAGCATTCATTCGCATTACTTCGGTTCTTGCTATACGGTATGTTTCATAAATCGAGCCGTTACGGTGTGTAAATTTACCCGCTTCAATCAATGCCTTTGATTTATCGGTATATCTGCCTTGTGCATCACGAAAACCCATAACAATATCTATTTTTTTTTGAATATCTTTTATCGCTAATCCGTCATTTCTTCCATCAGCGATAATTTTTGTTATTGTATCCGCTGCTTTTTGACTTCTCACACTTACGGATTTTTCAGTAAATACCCTGTTTGTGTACTTAAATGGGGCGGTTTTTGGTAAAACTTCATAATGTTTTGCCGGAGGTAAACTCTCATCAAGTAATTTTTCAACAAGTTTTACATTTTTATCTTTAGCGTCGTTTAAGGCATCTATTATCATACCCTTTAAGCCTGTGTACACCTTGCCATATTCAGTATACACATATTTATTCATTTTAACCAAATCCCCATCAGATATATTATTGTAAACAGTCTTTCTTATAGTTTGATACCCTGCTACGCATTTTGCGTTTGTTTCAGCGATTTTATCAAGTTCAGATTGTTTTTCTTTTTTAATATCTTTGTCGGATGGTTCAATCATTTTGGCTGTACCAGTGCAACTTCTTTGCCGTTATCTAATAAGAATTTTTTATGTTTTGCAGTGTAAATTCTACCGTTTATATTTCCTTTTGTTTCTTCCCAACTGGCTTGTTGCATTCTTTTGTATTCACTATCACTCAAATTATATTCTTGATTTTCAATAGTTAAAGTATGAATTGTCATTTTTAATTCCCTCGAATTCGATAGAATTACATCAAATTAGGTATTGCATCGTAATTCTCATTTACTGCTTCTTGTGCAAGCGTTTCAGCTGTTGTATCATCATATCCGCTACGCTTTAATATTTCCGCATTCGGCAACATACCGCCTGCTTGTCGTAAGTCTTTTAAAATGGTCATTTCATCTTTTGGCATTGTACGTATGAACTGATAATCAATATCATAGGTTGAGTAATCCCCTACGCTCTTAATATCAAGTCCAGTCCAATAGCTTTTAAGAATTCTATCAAGATACTCAAGGGATTTCATCCATTGCTGTTCTGTAAACTTACAATCTTGCTCCATATTAGCGTACATTTGCATAATTTGAAAAGCTGTAGCACTTGTTAGACTTCCCAAGGCTTCTGGGTCAATACTTGCTGCTACAATCCATATACTTTTCCAAGTCTTTTCCGTTATATATTTGACAAATTCAGGGTTTACATCCTTTGTAATAAATCTTGCTTCTCCTGTTTCAGTCGGTGAAACAATAACCCCGGTCTTTTGCATTGTGCCTTTTGTTTCTTCATCTATAAGCCCTAAACCCTTTAAAAGCAAATATGCTTGTCTGAATGTTGCCCATTCTGTTATATTATCAGACATTAAGCGGTCGTAAGCATCCATTAGAGTAACGGCATTTTGTGAATTTCCACGTTTTAATTTATTGTTTTTCCATTCAACAAGCGGGATTTCACTAAATCCGTGTTTTGTTTCAGAAATTAACTCTTCAACCCTACCGGACTTTGTTAAACGGTATTCACGCACATATATTTTATCGTATTCATATAATTTTATGCGTTTTTCTTTTTCGTCCTCTTCGTAAACGTCAGCCTCTTCCGGTTCTCCGTTATCATCGTATTTAATGCGTGCATTCCACGCTTGAACTTCTTTACATCTAACAGGATAACTAAGACTTGTTACATCTTCCCCTATTTCTTCATCTTTCGGTTTATCGATATAACAAAGAGTGTAAGTATTCCCCCAACCTGCACAACTTGCCATTAAATCGGTGTACAAGCTTTCTATATTATTCAATCGGTCAAATTCTTTATATTTTTCTTTTACCTCTTCTTGTATCGTGTCAGCGTATTTACGTTGAATATCCCCAGCGAGATAGCCCGCTTTTTTATTCATAATAACCGCAAAATTATTGAATGTTGCTCTAACATTCGGATCCGACATTGAAACCGCTTGACGTGCAAAAATAGGAACACCATCAGCCATTTCCGGATTTATCCAATCAAATTTTCTTGCCGGTACGTTTTCACTACGTAAATGTAGGTTATATTTTAATCTGTCTAGCTCTAAAAATTTTTTATCTTTAAAATCTAACATTTTTTATCCTTTTATGTTGAACTGTCATTAAATCCGTAATCCCTAGCGGTTATTGTTGCCGTTCCGTCATCGTTGTATTTAATATCGGTAACGGTACAATCATATATAGTATCTTGACCTAAAGTGAATAAATCACCGTCATAATGCCAAGTATCTTGAATGCCTGTTATATCCCCTGCACCTTTTACAATCCCATCATAAACAACCGGTTCTATGTTTACAATGTAATTTAAACCGGAGTTTAAAACGTTGTAAATGTTAATAACCGCTTTTTCATTGGTATAATCGAGTGACCGTATAACGATTTTTGCATTTTCAGGGATTTCAACATCTGAATAAAGCTCAAATCCTGTTAAATTACCGTTTTGAGTTATTACCGACTTTATTAAACCAGTGCTTTCATTTTGCATATTAGCAGTGTTTGAAATATAAACCCTATCTAATAACATCATGTTCATTGCTTCAAGGTTTACATCAAATTCAAATTGATTACGCTTTGTTTGAATCGTTTCAAGCTCAAAGGCTACAATTTTTCGAACGCTTGCACGGTCACATACATACTTGTATTCTTTTTTTACAAGTTCATAATCTAAATCCGTTTTCCCTGCTTCCGGTTCGTCGTTTACTTGCCCATTGTACCAATATAGAGTTAATTCATCCTCCGTCCAATCGTCATTTTCAACAAAAGAAGCTCTTATTGCTTCTGTTTGTCGTCCTACATTCGGTGTCCATTTAAAATTCCAAGAATTGTGCATGTTGAACAATCCTATAGGAATTTTATTAGGTTTATCAGTTACAAATGTATGTTTACCGTTATAAAGCGGTATCATTGCAGTTTGTGAATTTTGCAATATAGCGTTTATAACCTCTCCAATTTTACACGCTTCAGATATAACCCCATCGGCTTTATAACCGGATTGCTCGCACCAATTATAATATTCAACTAAACTATCATTATCAATATGGTTAACGCTTTCAGCGCGTGGATTTACGCTATCATCTGTCAATAAGTAACGAATAACCGCCGCCGGGTTAGAGGTTTTAGTTCTTGTGTTCCAGTCTGTTCCGTTCCATATTGGAATTATAGCTTCCGCTATATAATTAAATTTCTTTAATGTTCCTGATAACCCCTTATAAGCCGTTGCTTCAAAAGCAATTTGATTGACTTGAGGCAATACAATAGGGTTTACAACATCCCCAGGGCATCTAAATTGGATTTCCGCACAATTCGGATAACCGACATCATAATTTGACTTTACCGCAAAATCAGCACTTCTAACCCTTACAATATATTTTCCTGCCGGTAATTCAAAACCAATTGGACGGAAAAATAATTGGTCTGCTACATTTAAATCTTTTGGGCTGTAAACGGTAACTTGTGAACCGTTAACAGTTGTAGTAGAACTTGATAAAGGGCGTTTTGTTCCATTTACATTTCTTATATAAAGTGCATTTGCACTTGATATGGGTTGCCATTGTCCACCCTCTTGTTTATATTCGATTTCAACCGTTGTACTTCTACGGCGGCGTTCTCCTGTATCTTTATTTAATTTATAAAGTCCTTGACTAAAACCTATTATTACATCAATTTCTGTACAGTTTTCAG